TAGACTATTGGTGTTGCCATAGCGCATCCAGTCATGTGGGGGATTGCCAGTTTCCTCTGCCCAACGTATGCTGTGTTCTATTGCTCGAGCCAAGGCATCGTCCACTGCTTCCACACGCAGGTATTCTATCAAGTATTCAGTGTACACCTTGTCGCTACACCAGTTGTCAATTTTCTTTTGTGCCTTCAGCAACCAGGTCATGAAACGTGGGGGTGCAATCACATGAGTGTTTACACAATAGTTTCCAAACTTGACAAATGCCCTGTAGTAAGGTGAATCACAAAAGTCATCATGTGTTTTGTTCTTGGCCGATCCTTGCATGGTTTCATAGAACTTGATATATGCTTGGAATCCCATACGTACTCCTGCTTCGTCTCGAGCAAGTCGTCGACGTTTGGGTTCACACATGTGAACGGCTATTGACGTTTCTCTAGCAAACGTTTTCTTGCAATAATCGCACAAAAAGCTCATGCTAACAGTTTACGCTCTTGAATGTAGTTTGTCAAATATTCATTTAGCTTTTGGTGATGTCCAATTGCCGCATGTGTCATGTCCGGTGGAACATAAGGTGCACCAGGGCCATAATCTTTGGCCCGAACTCCGTGTTCAGCTTGCCAGGCTGTGGCACGCCAACCAAACTTGCCCACAATTTCGGGCTGATCAAACAATGTTAACCTTGGTTCTGATAACAAATCCAAATATAGGTTGTCTGCTTGTTGGAACATCAGCACCCGGTGCCCGTGACTTTGCAAATCAGAGATAGTGCTCAGCATACGATACATCAAATCTTCCGTGCGATCTAAAATACTGAACACTTCACTTTTGAGTTTGGTTTCTACAAATTGATCTGAGTCTGCTTGTGTCCAGTCATATTGCCAACGAGATTTAAACTCTTGATTTTGCGGGTTGGCCCAACGTCCTTCAAAATCGTTTTCAGGTTTACATATGGGTATCTCTAGTCTTGATAGAAACGTCATACCTAACACATACAATGTTGGTGGTGCTGTGTAACTGTGTTTGAGTGTGGTTCTTAGTATGCGACTGTTTGCGCTACCACCTATGGCAAGACTGGCAGGATTGTCTAGTGCCAACTGCTGGGCCAAATCAACATGCCCTTGACCCACAGCATACGATTCCATGTAACTGCAACCGTTGACCACTAGGTTCATTTTTTGTCCTGGCCTGCACGACGATTGTATTCGTCAATTTCTTTCTGTGTGGTAATTTGACACATCACATCAATCTCATCATCTTTGTATGTGGGGTATATGGCCATTAGGGCCTTGCGTTTGCCACTGAGTCCTGCTTCCTTTTTCTTGGGAGCAATCCACGGATGTCTAGGTGTGCCCAGTCCCGGACTCACACTCGTGGCCATGAGCCAGTGCAGTCGAGGATGTTTGCTCACATCAAAGAAGTGTTTGTTCAGTCGCTCGTTGCAACTGATAACATAAAACTCCTGTAATTCTCTTGAGCCTTCTACTGAACTTCCCCAACGTATCATGAGATAGTTTGAAAACTTTTTCTTTTCTTCTGGGGTCAAGTCATCGTAAAATGTCCTAACCTTGCGGTCAAACATACGCATTTCGTTGGCAATGTTCAATTTATCGCTCATCAGTCTTACTCAGTTTATAGATCATTATAACACGATCCACTGCATCTTGTAAAGTGGGATTGGTTGGGGCCGCACGTCGAATCTCGCCCCACATCTTGTTTTCCATAATATGGTCTCTTAAAGGTCTACCATCATTTGTTCTCGAATCGTAGTCGATCTTGTGTCCATTGATGGGATCATATTCCACACCTGATTCGTATCCTACCACTTGACGTGTGCTGGGATCAGCTCCTGACTCACGGGCATAGATAATACCTTCTGCTCGTTCGTAAATGAGAGTGGCGCCGGGTCTAAGACTGCCCATTACCAAGCCAGATTGTAGTTGACAATTTCACAGTTGCGACTGACATCTTTCACAAAGTACACACAGTCAGGTTCGGCATCATCATTCAAGGGTACGGCCAACATTTGCCCGTTCTTGAGCTTGGGTGCGTACCAGTTGACTTCGTGATACACATCTAGTATCTCAATATCCGGGAAACTGGGTCTGTAACTGCTTAGAGGATTGAACTGGAATACTTTGAAGCCTCTATCATTGATCGAAGTCAACGGTAGCACTTCTAGGTCACCAACGTCAGGTTCGCCAATTAAAATCTGCCAGTCCATGGGCATTTTGATTGTTTGTGTTCCAATACGCAACACTAGGGCAGGTGCATTGAACGATTCTAAAAAGATTAGCGGAATAAAATGATAGTCTGGGTCTGCTGGGTTTGAATTGTCAAGTATGGCAAAACGCATGTCATCCACTTCCTCGGGCAAGTGATTTAGATCGTAATAGGTGTTGTCTAGTGTTAAGATTCGCATGTTGTTATAATACAGTATTTGTCACACAATGTCAAGCATTTGATAGCGTTTGTATTTCCATATGCACCGCATCTGCTACTTTTTGTTGAGTGGCCTGGTCTGTATGAAAAGGGCGGTCGTCATCATGATCTGGGTGCATGATATAGGTGTCGCCCGCCATCTTGCCCTTCATCTGATAATCAAACATGGGTTGACCCAGTGACTGTTTCATGTCTATAGGAACAATCCCTGCCTTTTCCGCTTGACTATGCCAATGTGCCAGGATCCAAGAGTCAACTTCTTGATTCAATGCTTCGTTGAAGAAATACTTGAAATAGTATTCAATGGCCTTGTGTTGATCTTTTGTGATTATCAGAGTGGGATTATTTTCAAGACCATGCGGAACTGTGCTCAGTATAGGTGCATTGTAGCGCCGGGCTTTGAGATCAGCATCGCAATCATCATTGTTAGGAGCTTGTACCCCGTTGGAAGATGTACAAATTGGATTGTGCCCAACATAATCGCAGTGCGAACTTTCATCATCCTTGAATGGGTATATGAAATTTTTTAATCCTTTTTCAACTTGAAAATTGTCAGATATCAACAAGTTCAATCTGTCACTCCAGGTGCTGTGATACAATAAAAATTTACACCCAATTTCAACTGCCTGCCTCATCTGCCAGGCAATACCAAGATTGGACATGGAACCTCTGGCCAAGCACAGAACTGAATAACCAAATTGATCTTGTAATATCTGGCTGTAATGATCTCTACGACTGCTACGCGGATTACCGTTTTTGGTTGCTGAACTAAAGCTGTCACCGCATACTATTATGTCAAATTTCATGCTATCTTCATCCACTCTAGTTTCTCTGCTGAGAAAGGATAGTTGGCTTCTCGGTAGAACTGTTTGCGTTTGGTCAAGTGTCGCTTGGCGAACTTGCAGGTTGAGGTGATGTCCCAAATTTGCACATGATCTTTGTCCTCTGCTTTTCGGATGCCCCTACCAATACTTTGGATAACCCTAACAAAGCTCTTACCGGGCTCAATAAGCACCAGATTAAAGATTCGCGGTATGTTAATTCCAACCGCTGCCACACCGTAAGTGGCCACAATAATTTTGTCTGTTGAGTCTGCAATTTGATCATATTCTTCTTGCCTTTTTGTTCCTTTTGTTGCACCTGATACAAATACTGCTTTGTCTCCCAGACGTGCAACCAATTCATTGCCGGCGGCAACCCTGTCTACTAGTACCAAGGTGTTGCCTGTTTCGTTTACCCGACGTATAAGATCGGCCATGGTGTCCAATCGGCCTGACTCTTCCAGCAAGTATTTAAGTTCACTTTGATATTCTTTGTACTCCACATGATCCACCAACTGCACAATGTTCACGTGACAGTTGGCCAACACCCCTTGCTGTTGTAGTTCGTTGGCACTGAGTCGACCAATCACAGGACCAAGCCCTACTAGCAGAGCCTGGCTCTCAAACTTCTCTTTGGGAATAGTTCCAGTCAAACCCCACCGAATTGGCACTCTAGCCATCACACCAGTTAGTAAGGTTTTGAGTGCATCTGCTTTGGCCATGTGTACTTCATCTACGATAACGCATACCACACCTTCCAGGAACTCGTCAATGGTTACTTCACCTGTGCCTGCCTTGGTATTCTTTAACAAGATGTTTAGACTTTGCCAAGTACAGATAGTGTGCTGGCGTCCATATTCTTTTCTATCGCCAAAATACACACCAACATCTTGCTCCATGTTGATGTAGTCTTTTTCTGTTTGTGTCACCAGACTCTTGTTGGGTACAATAACAATACTGCGTCCATATGGTGTGACAGCATTGCTCAAGGCCGCTGTCATGATTGTTTTGCCTGCGCCGGTGGCCACTTCTTGTAGGCACTGCGGATTGGCCAGGAAGTTGTTCACAATGTCAACTTGGTAGTCCCGCATGACTATGGGCTCACCTGCGGCAGGGTGTCCCTTGGGCCACTTGATATATGCAAAAGAATCCTCACGTACCTGTTCAAACTCAAATGAGGTAGAGTACTCTCTTTGATCATCTATCTCAATGTCGTAATCAAACTTTTCAAGTATGGGAACAATCTCGGGCAAGAGATTTGTATATGTGCTGCCGCCCAGTTGAAAGTATGCAACCTTGCCATCCCAGCGTCCCAGCCTCACTGCTGGCATGTAACGTGCGGCTGGGTTTTCGTATTTGAATGCCGTGACCAAGGCCTTGCGAACATCTAGATCTAGTCCTTCTAGTTTGATGTTTACTTCATCACGGATTTGTATGGTGCATCGTTTCATTCTATTGTCACTTGTTGTACCCATTGCTGTTCGGCAATTTGGGCGAGTATTTGTTCTTGGTCGCTGTTGTTGACTAAATCTGCAACTGGTAATCTTATGGGTCGTGCTTGTGTATTATACACGTTTGTGATGCCGCGAGCAAGAAAAAAGTCACGATGCTGGTCAATATACTTTTGAATTTTGCCACATTGTGGTTTCAGGTCCTGGTCATGAAATTGTATATTAAAATCTGCGCTGTACCGATCAAATGGCCTAAACGCATCATCACCTATGTACTTATCGTTGTCATGAGCCAAGTCCTCGGTTGTTTTTCCAATTTCACAATAGTTGAGATATACTGTACCAAATTTCACTTGCCAATCACTATATTGATCTTGCAAGCCCAGTGCCAAATGTTTTGTCTTGGGCATACCATACCATGTGCAAACTAATTTGGGTCGTATCTCTGTGGCAACTGTTTCACATCTGTGTACTGCTATGTTGAGTTCGGCCAATGCTTGCCTGACTGGGACAGGGGCATGCAACCAATACTCACTGTATTGTTGCTCTAGCAAGCCGTGATGTTGTTCAAATATGTTGTGCAAATAGTTGAGACAGTCTTGTGTGTACTCAAACGGTCTGTCTATTAGATATTTGTGTGCGTTGATTGTGGCAATACATTTTTGAATATACTCTACCGCACGAGCCT